ATGCGTGGATTTAAAGTTGATAGTGATGCACTAGAAGAAGTGCGTATCACATTTGAAGAAGAAAGAAAGGAGATAGTAGCGTATCTAGATGGAAAGGTAAGAGAACTTATGGGTGATGTACCCATTAATCTAAGTAGTCCAGAGCAATTGTCTACTTTGATTTACAGTCGTAAGCCTAAGAATAAAACAGTGTGGATGAACGCACACGAACCTTATATGTCTGACACAAGTTTCAGAGATCTAATTCGTGACCAGACTGACATTGTATATAAGGCTAAGTTAAAGCAGTGTAAAACCTGCTATGGTTCAGGTAAAATAAGAAAGGTGAAAAAGGATGGCACTCCATTTGCTAAAGAAACGAGATGTCCCACGTGTGGTGGTAACGGTTATCACGTTATTCCTACTAACGCTGTTGCTGGTTTAAAGTTTATACCACCTAGTGCTAAGTGGGCTACAGCTAGTGGCTTCTCCACCAACAAACGTAATCTGGAGTTACTAGCCAATGCTGCAAGAAGAAAAGATATGCCAGAGGCTCTAGAGTTTTTGGAAAAGGTACAGAGGTTGTCTGCACTGGACACATATCTTTCTTCTTTCGTTGGTGGCATAAAAAATAACATTAAGGCTGATGGTATGTTACATGTTAAGTTAAACCAACACATGACATCTACTGGTAGACTAAGTGGTAAAGAACCTAACATGCAGAACATGCCTAGAGGTGGTACGTTCCCTGTCAAACGTGTGTTTATATCACGCTTTGATGGTGGACGTATCGTTGAGGCTGACTTTGCACAACTAGAGTTTAGAGTTGCAGCATTCCTGTCACAAGATCCTATTGCTATACAAGAAGTGGTAGAGGGTTTTGATGTACATGCTTATACTGCTAAAGTTATATCCGATGCAGGACAACCTATGAGTAGACAAGAAGCTAAAGCACATACCTTTGCACCACTGTACGGTGCTAGTGGGTATGGCAGATCAGAGGCAGAGGCCACATACTACTCACACTTTAATGAGAAGTATATGGGCATCGCAAGATGGCACAAGTCTCTTGCCAAAGAAGCACTAAACACTGGTAAGATACGCACACCATCAGGTAGGGAGTTTTCTTTTCCTGATGTGGTACGTAGTCCTAGAGGTAGAGTGAGTCATTTCACTCAAATAAAAAACTATCCTGTACAGTCATTTGCTACAGCAGATATAGTTCCTGTTGCACTGTGGCAATTTGATCACATGTTACGCAACAAAAAGTCTTGTGTAGTAAATACTGTGCATGATAGTATCGTCATTGATGTACACCCTGACGAGTTGGATTGGGTAATACACGTAGTCCAAAGCACAAACGATAATATCAAGGATATAATACGTGAGTGGTTAGAGGTAGATTTCAATGTGCCTTTGTTATTAGAGGCAAAAATAGGTAATAATTGGCTTGACATGAAGGACGTAACGTAGTATAACTTATGCTCTTTTGGAAAACATGTAGAGGAGAAAAACACATGGCAATGATAGAAACAATAGACACTGACAACTATGAAGTAATGGCTAAAGCAATGGGCATCACAGCAGATGCTAGTGCTAAGACTGCTCAAAGCAACCTAGCTAGATTACGCATTAGTCATGCACCTATCATGGGTGACACTGAAGTTAAAGGTAAGAAGGTAAAGATGGAAGTAGTACCCGGTGGGTATTACAGACTTGACGTACCAGACGGTAATGCATCTGTTGCATCAGGCATGTACTATGCACCTGTTGTAACAATAAGAACTTTTCTACAACGCTTTATGTACAAGCGATTTATTAAAGGATCTGGATCTGTTCCTAACAGGTTCGTTAAGACTGTCATGGGTGATTCACTCAAGATAGATCTTAAAGATAATGATGGTGGCTTTAACTGTGGTAAGCCTACAGGTTGGATCAAAGACTTCAAGGCACTGCCACAGTCACAGCAAACATTAATTAAAGAGATCAAGCGCACACGTGTACTATTTGGTTTGCTAGATCTCAAAGATGTTGTCAACGAAAACGGTGAGGAGGTTAAACAAAAGATTGAATCATTTCCTTTTATATGGGAGATAGACAATCGTAATGCTTTTAAACTATTGGGTGATACCTACAACACATTCGGTAAGAAGAAGTTATTACCTATCTCACATACAATATCATTCGGTACTGAAGAACAGTCATTACCTAATGGTAGTAGCTTCTACCTACCTACTGTGAATGCAGACTTTAATAATGCATTGTCTATATCACAGGAAGACCATGAGGCATTCAGTAATTTCATGGGCTGGGTAGATAACTATAACAACTACATTATTTCTGAATGGAATAAGAAGTCAGAGTCACTATCATCTAACGATGAGAAAGTTCTGGATGAGTTTCATTCACTTGATGATGAAGCACCCTTCTAAATGAACCATCCTGCCGAACTGACGTTAGCACAGTACATGACAGATGCAGCCAACGGTAAGGCTGTGATGTCTGATGCCACTATTGAAAAGATAGGCAAAGACGTTATGGATGCGCTAAAGCGTCAGTTTGGTGGAGGTACTAAGCGTAAGGACTTTGCACTGAGGATGTCTAACGTAGGTAGACCTTCATGCCAGTTATGGTTTCAGAAGAATCGTCCTAATGAAGCTACACCTCTGCCAAGTAACTTTGTTATGAACATGATGTTAGGAGATATAGTAGAAGCAATATTTAAAGGATTGTTAACAGAAGCAAAGGTAGCATTTGAAGATGCAGATCACGTTGCATTAGAGATACCTGAAGCAGATGTTACAATTAATGGTACGTATGATATAGCTATTGATGGTGCAGTTGATGATATTAAGTCTGCATCTGATTGGTCTTATCGTAATAAGTTCAAGTCCTTTGCCTCACTAAAGGAGGGTGATTCCTTTGGGTATGTAGGACAGTTAGCAGGATACGCACAAGCGTCTGGTCTAAAAGCTGGAGGTTGGTGGGTGATAAATAAAGCCAATGGTAGCTTTAAATATATTTCTGCTGATGGTCTTGACATGGTGGAGGAATTGTATAAAATAAAGAAGACTGCTCTAGCTGTAAAGAGTGACAAACTAGAACGGTGCTTCGATGCTGTTGATGAAGTATTCAACGGTAAAAAGACAGGCAACAAAATACTAGGATCAGAATGTAGCTGGTGTTCTTACAGACATGCCTGTTGGCCTACACTAAAAGAACTGCCAGCATTAAAGTCACGTGCAAAGGAACCAAAGATAGTTTCTTACGTGCATATAAAAGAGGAGGATAATGATGAAAGAGTTTCCTGAAGAAAGTTATCTTGAGGCAAACCCTGATGTTAAGGAAGCTGTTGAGAATGGACAGTTCCGTAATGGTAAGCATCACTATGATGCGTTTGGCAAAAACGAGAACAGGAAAGGATTAGATGAATGGGAGACGAGCTAACAGAGTTAGAAAACTCTATAAAGGATTTGGAAAAACAGTTAGTCGAAATGAAACGTGAGTATAGGGAAAAGCGTACATCATCTTTACGATCAGCATTAGAAGCACGTAAAGAAATAGATGCAACTATACGTGATGAATTGAAGACGTTAGGCTATCACCATATCCCTGCCTACGTTACTGGTGGAATAGGAAGATACTTCTAACCAGTGATGAACTACGCTAGGTATGCTCATGCAAGGAAGTATGGGTACAGGTCAGGCTTAGAGAAGAAACTTGCTGATTATCTTGAGTTATTAAAAGTAAAGTATGACTATGAGACAATCAAGATTGAGTGGGAAGATCTAGCTTACCGTACCTATACTCCTGATTTTATATTGTACAACGGTATAATCATTGAGACAAAGGGGATGTTTACAGCAATAGACAGGCGTAAACATCTTTGTATCAAGAGACAGCATCCTAAGTTAGATATACGTTTTGTGTTTGAAAACAGTAAACGGAAGCTACGAAAGGGTGCTAAGAGTACGTATGGTCAGTGGTGTTTCAAGCATAACTTTCTATATGCAAATAGGGTTATCCCTGAAGAATGGCTAAAAGAAAAAGGAAAGAACAAACACAAAAAGTTTATATGTTTTACTGGAACTAAAAGGAGAGTGGTATGAAGAAACCTACACCTACTGACTTTGAACCAAATGATTTTGTTATAAGACTAAGACCACACATGGAAAAAGAAGAATGGAATGGTGATGTAGATGTAAGTATTATGTGGGATGGTAGTAACCATTTATCAGAAGATGACTTCTTACGGTTTATGCATCTAACTAAAATGATATGTGCATCTGTACCATTGATGGAAGACAATCCTGCATTACGTGATAACATTAGTGATTTTGTATACGAGTCTTATAACAACCTAGACAATGATAAACCAGTGCCACAAAGTCAGCCAGAAATACTTGACAGACAGGGCAATGTAGTGTATCTATCTTTTAACACAAAAACAAAAGGATCTGCATAATGGGAGTATTAACTATGGGTGATGAAAC